TGAACAGAATCGTGTATGGTGATTTTGGTTCCTTCTGGCAGTATTGCCTGCGCCGCCTGCCCTAAATTTTTCATACCCTTCTGAATCTTGTCTATTGTCGTTTTATCCGTTCGGGTTGTTTCGGCAGATATCAGAGGAATACCAAATCTTTCAGCGAAATCAGCCCACACCTGCTGGGCGTTACGTTTCCATATTAATTGAGGAATTATGTTGTTCAATATCCCGTATTTGCTGCTGACACTTTTTAGTTCAATTACGTTTTTTGCAAAAGCGGGGTCTGTGTAGTTAACGCCTTTATTGCCTGCCACCTCAAAGTAAATCATTCCGGTTTGAGGCACACAGTTCCGGCGTGGGATAAGCTGCCAGGTATTGGTAGTCGGGTCGACGAACTCCATGACAGTATAATATCTAAAAACGCTATCCAGGAGGTGCTCCATCATATTGTACCACCACTCAGTCTGAAAAAAGGCGGTTTGTTCAGGAATTTCCGTCCCAGATTTAACGTCCTTAACCATTGATCGCCGCGACATCGTAGCTGCCTTCCGTATATTGATTACCGCAGCCAGGTGGCCGTCCGTTAAAAGATTATCATATAAATCCTGTAGGAGATACCAACGCGGATCGTCTATATCATCCGTGGCGTCCATCGCTTCACGCCACTTTTTTATATCCGACCGGGTTTTGTCAGTAAACTCCTTTACAAGTTGAACCATTATTCCACTTGCGCCTTGGCCAGTTGCTAATGAAACCGGATGTTTTTCCGTTTTGTAGAGACCCCACAGGTAACTCTTTGACTGTTGTATATTTTTACCGATATCCATGTCTTATTTTGTTTTATAGAGTGCAACTTCTTGTAACTTTACCCAGTCTATTGTTATCATCTTCTGTTTTCTCATTTCTTTGAGTTGATGAGCTGAAAATACCTTTAGTTTCTTTTGCCAGCGAATAACATAATATTGCCGTTTTGTGGCTTTGTGGAGTGTGTTGGCTTTGTGCTTTGCGTAGCGAAAGCGGATTGTAAATAATAAGAATTTTATCATCGTTGAAATAGTATTTAAAAAGTTATTAAAACCGGTTGCTTTCTTTTGTTTGTTCGCTCCAGATACGTATGTCGCTTTCTTCCTCTCCGCTTTCATTTGTGAGGGCTGGCAGGTCGGCATCCTGTCCTTTTTGTACGGCAGTTAACCATTTGAGTGCATCTTCATATCTCAGTTCGCGGGTTTTGGGAATATTATTAGGGCCTTCCTTACTCCAGAGGTGGTATAAAGCAAGGTCAATTACAATCATTACGATATACTGATCTCTGGTATCCACATCGCCGGCAGGAGTAAATATTTTATTACAATCGTATCGCCCGGCAATATGGTTTCTGATCTGGGCGATTGCCATACCTTCCGCCTGAAGTAAATTAATACTTCCGGTCGTGTTGTCGATTATCTTCGCTATTTCGGAGCGAATCTGAACGTTGTAATCCGAATCTTTTAAAAATCTCATATCAAAATCTGTTTTTTGAATGTTTGTACATGTCTTCAACGGTGGTTATAATCGGGTCAAACTTATCCTCCCGGGTGGTTCGGTTACATTCGGCATATGCACCTTCTAAAGCATCGGGTCCGTCTTTAGCCACGCCGCTACCTTTTTCAAAAGCAAGCATCTGATCGCGCAGCTCTATCTGATCATAATTGTTTTTTTCATCCTCATTAAAGAAACTATTACGTCGTTCCCAGAATGCTGCCATCGCCTCAATACGATCATCCTTATCCGCCTTTGGACGTTTGTCGGCAACCACAGGAATATAATAACCTCTCAAATCCCCTTCATTGTCAAAATCATTCACAAAATCATCCATCGCAAATAACCCCTCAATGCGATACTTGATAGAATATTTTTCCAGCTTTTTATCTTCGTACAGATCATAAAGCCATTCGGCTATCGCTGGCCGGGATGCTTGTCGCAGAAAGCCATGGATGACGTAAAATTCTCTTCCTAATTTACCGACCAACCACAACCCTTTAAAGCAGGCATTTTCCTTATATGAAAGGTCTCCATAAAATACAAGAGCATCGAACTTGTCGAGCTTAGGTACCTTTTTCCACTGGAAATACTCATACTTGAATATTTTACCCTCCTCAACATGAATGTGCATGTATTCGCGCATGAAGGAGCGATAGGGCATATCCCGGAATTTTCTGCGCCAGTAGTCGGCTGATGCCTGTTCCGGCCACTCCGGCTCAAAGCCTTGTAAATCTTTTACGGAACAAACAGTAAGGATTTTAAAGGGTGATTTTTCGCCGTCTATTTTTGCCTTCTGGATAGCGGTTTTAAAATAGATTTTCAAGCGATTAGTAATACTCTTTTTGTTGGTGTTGTTATTAGCGAAAACAAAGCGTTCCGTTCCACCTTCCATATTGTCGAAACAACCCCACACGTCTTCGGTGATATAATCTACCGACTCACCCATTAACCGCTCATTTTTGAAATGTTTACGGTTGTCTACATCGTCTACAGCAATATAATCAGGCCGCTCACTTCCTTCGCGGATACCCCGGGGGTTCTGACCAAACCCCAGTGCCTGGAAGCGGACTCCGTCTTTTGTAACAAAATCACCATTACTCCAATCGCCGAACTGGAATTTTTCACCGTAGTCATTTAATAATCGTTTGTTGTACTTGAGTTGAATCTGAATACCGGAGAGGAGTTTCTTTGCCTTATCTTCAGTTTCCCCAATCAGCAGCATAAAATGCAGGTCGTTCAGCGCAAACATCAGAAACAGGGGAATACCCATATCAATATGCACCGACTTCCCAGCTCCACGGAACAACTCAGCCAGCAGCCGGATTACCCTATTTTTTATGATCAGGTTTGCCAGTTTGCGATGAAACCAGGCGGATTTCACTTTCGCATAATTTGGAAAGTAGTATTCAAACCAGTTTATATAATCAGTTTCAAGAGTTTTCTTACGCTCATGTTTTTGCTTTTCCGACTCGCCGAGTTTTATCTCTGTTGCCCTGGAAACGGCAAGACAGTGTTTATCAAAGTCCGCTAAAAGCTGCTGATACTTGTTTATAGCCATCTTACTGATAATTACTTATCGAATACTGTAAAAACATCTTCTCAAACTTTGTAAACTCATTTGCCTTAACCGGGTCAATATCTACAAGCCAGTTATTGAAGCTGATGAATACAGAGGAAATAACCCTGGGGTTAACCGTGCTGTCCAGTTTATCGATTGCAGCCATCACCTTACTGAGTGCATCGGCTTTTAGCGAAGGATCGTTTCCCTGAGCGATGCTAAGAGCCTCAGAAAGCAAAACTTCCCGAAGCTTAACAGGAGTTAGTTCATTGAAAATTTTTCGTTCATCCCAGCTTTTTTCATCCTTTCTGCCCTTTTTCCACTTTACAAGGGTTTGCTCAGAGATATCCCAGTCGCTAACGATTTGTTTAACGCTGTATCCTTTGTTAATATACATGTCCTCAGCCATTCCACGGATTCGCTCTAACTCCTTTCGTGTCCAGGCTTTTTTACCATCACCCTTTTTTGCCATTTCTTTTCTTTTTGCAAAGTTTAATACATTGATAAGAAGAAAAAAAAACTCATGTTTTTAATGCGGTAATTTAAGTGTTTATTTACAAATATCTGTGAGTAAACAAATTGAAATTTGCACGTTTGGTTTTACGCCCACACCTTTGCATTTGCAACGAGAAAAATTCAACCTGTTTTTAAAACAAAATGTATGTAAATGTTTAAAGTAGAAAAGTTATCGGATAAGGCAGTATTAACAGTGTATGGCTATGTGGGAGGTTACTACATGGATATGCGTGCTGTTAATTCTGCCATTTCTGATATTCAGCAATCAGGTTATAAGCAACTTGATTTTCACATGCACACTTATGGTGGATCGGTTATCGACGGTAATCTGATTTATAATTTCCTTGCCGGGTTTTCCGGGAATGTTGACATCTATATCGATGGAATTGCCGCTTCAATGGGGAGTATTATTATGCTCGCCGGTAAGAATAAACCTCAAATTGCCGAAAATGGATTTATAATGATTCATTGCCCATCAGGATTTGCTGAGGGCACGGAGGCCGATCTTCGTTCTTCCGCTGATTTACTTTCCATGATGAAGAAAAACTTCAAGCAGAAACTTATGTTGGTAACTGGTAAGAGTGAAAAGGATATAAATCCTCTGTTTGATGGCGCGGATCACTGGTTTGATGCCGACAAAGCTATCGAGTTTGGTCTTGTTTCCGGCAAGTTCTCCGCTAAAGTACAAGACTTAGTTACAATAAATACTACTGAAGCTTCACAGCTTGGCGCAAAGGCGGTTTTTGATCGCTTTAGTGCCCTAACTCAAAATATGTTAAACCAACCCCCAAAAAATAAAATGGACAAAAAAGCAATCATTGCAAGGTATAAGCTTACTAATGTAACTGAAGCTAATACCGAGGAGGAAATTTACGCCGCTATCGACGCTAAACTTTCTTCAGCTACTACAGCAGCCACAACTGCTGAGCAAAACGCCGCTGACGTGGTTAAAACTGCTATTACCGCCGCTGTAGACCAGGCGATACTTGATAAAAAAATTACAAAAGAACTCCGGGATTCATATATCGCCCGTGGTGGAAAACTTGGTCTCGCCGATCTGAACGCTGTATTTGCTGACATGCATCCCTATCAGCCAATTTCAAGAAAAATCACCAACGGGCCCGGCGGCGATGGAAACCCCGTAGAAGACCGTAAAGGTTGGACGTGGAACGACTACCAGGCAAAAGCCCCTGACGAACTGGAAGCAATGCCTCAAACAAATATGGATTTGTTCAAAGCTCTTTACAAAGCTGAATACAAAACCGAACCGGAACTGTAATTAACGATTTGATAACTAACATTTTTAAAAAACCATGAAAACAAAATTCATCTTCTCTTTTCTGATCGCCATGCTGATGAGTGTGGCTGCCGGCGTTGGTATAGCCTCTGCCGCTTCCCTGCCGGTGTTGCCGGTTGTTGCAGTTCTTTCCGCCTGTTCTTTTATTCCATTTCCACAATCAGGAATTACTCTTGCGGGTGTCTACCAGGAGGTGTGGACTAAGGAGGTTGTCAAATCGATGACTGCATATCTTAAAAACACCTTTCTACAGGGAATTAAAGACTACAGTAGGTATGTATCTAATGTTGGAGACGAGGCACAGGCGATACACCTGATTTATCTCGGTGTCCGCCCTGATGTTTTAATTAATAATACCACTTACCCTATTCCTATTCAAGATTTACCATCTGAAGATATTGTGATAGCGCTTGACAAATATCAAACGAAAACAACCCCAATCACAGATGACGAACTGTACGCGCTGACTTACGATAAAATCGCTACATCGAAAGATTTACACGCTGAGGCAATGGCGATTAATCAGATTTTAAAGTCAATTCATGCCTTGGCACCGGGTAGTAATACGGCAAAAATGCCGGTTTTGTTAACAACTGGTGAGGATGATGGTACTGGTAGAAAAAGACTCATCTGGGAGAATATTTTGGCGTTTAAAACTGCATTGGACAATAATGGTGATCCCGACACTGGGCGTCGATTAGTGCTTTGCACAGATCATCTTAACGATCTATTGTTTAGCACACAAACATTTAAAGACCAATATTATGATCGTGCCACCGGGACAATTTATAACCAGCTTGGGTTTGAATTTTACGACTACAGTGGAAATCCGTACTTTAATCCTTCCACAAAGGTAAAACTCTCCTTTGGAGCTATTCCAGCAGCTACTGATCGCCGTGCCTCTGTATACTTCAACATGGCTCGTGCCGCTAAAGCATCCGGCTGGACAAAGATGTACTGGTCTGCTGCTAATACCGACCCTTTATACCAGCGTAACCTGATCAACTTCCGCAACAATTTCATCGTACTTCCTACCTATGAGGAAGCCCGTGGAGCTATTGTATCTGATAATGTATAAGTAACTGTTTGTTTAATTTAACACTATAAAAATGAAACGATTAATTCTATTATTATTTTTTGCCGCAGGTGCCTTTTTTCTATCTGCGGAGGCTCAGACCGTGAATGTGAGGTTTAATCCCACAGAGACATTCCGAACATTTAGCGCTATTACCGCCGCTGATACCGTAAATGGTACCGCAGAGCTGGGTAAGGTATTCTTTGTAAACAAGGGATATAAATATACTTACATGTGCCAGGCTTCGGCTACACGGGTGTCAAGTTCCGGACAGGTGAATTTTATCCTGTATGGTAGTATGGATGGAACGAAATATTATACGGTTACCACAATACCCTGGTATATGACAACTGCTGATACCGCGGTAATGTTTAACTCAAATACCACTTATGTAGCCTGGCGATACCTAAAGACTTCAATAAAAGGTGTCGGTTCTGGCACCCGAGTAAAATTAGGAAACCTTTATCTGAATGTAAATAAGTAAGCAAAGAAAAGTTTAATGTTAAAATTCCGGCCTGGGAAACCGGTGCCGGAATTTTTTTTAAAAAACATATTATGGCAAAAGAAAAAAACATTTCCGATCCGGATATTTCCGAACAGGAAAAAAACACAGAAACCCAGGGAGCCACTACCAACACAGAAGCTTCAGCCCCGGCCGAAACTCCCAAGGAAACCTCTGAAACTCCCGATGCTCCATCTAACGAACCCCCAGAGGATTCAGTTGACGAGACTTCGGCTGACGAAACTCCTAAGGAAACCCCTAAAACTCGAAGGAAGCCGGTAAAACCTCTTTCTAAACCTGAAATCAAATCGGTGAAGGAAGAACTTGCAATAATGGATCGACTCAAAATAGATGTCATGTACAAAAACTCCAAAGGAGAATATTTCACCCAGGAGGGACTTGCCGTGTATAGTGAGGGCGGTAAAAAAGACAATGTGTCTGTTGTTCGTAAAGCTGATTTGGAAACGATTATTAAATCATTGAGCGATGCCGATTAGAGGATTTGAACTATCAAAAGGCGCTGTAGGTGTAAGCACCAGCGACTCTGAAGACAACATCTGTATGTTACTTGTCAACGCTGATGACACGGAAGATGGCTTAACATTTACAAACGGAAAGGTATACCCGCTCACAAAATTGAAAGATGCTGAGTCGCTTGGTATAACTGAGATCAACGATAAAAATAAAAATGTCCGGCTATGGCGGCATGTTTCTGAGTTTTACCGAGTCGCTGGTGAGGGCACAAAGCTTTATTTACTTATCGCTGAAAACGACAAAACGCCAAAACAAATGATCGAAACTTACGGTCAGGCATTGATTATCGGCGCTAAAGGTGCCGCGTATTATTTAGGTGTAGCTTATAACCCTATTGCCGCCTACGCTCCTACATACGTGGATGGGCTTGAACAGAATATACGCGAAGCTATCGCACCAGCCCAGGCTTTGCATGAATGGAGTTGGAATACCGATCGCCCGATTAATATTTTTCTTGAAGGTCGTGGCTTTAATGCCGCTACCGGCGCAGCCGCTTTAGATCTTCGTAACATCATGGATGGAGCCGCCCTCTTAGCCGCTACACATGTTAGTTTGTGCATCGGGCAGGATTGGGATTATGCAGATACCCTTACAGGTGAATCTCAGAAATTTGCTGATGTGGGCACTATGTTGGGCACTAAAGCCGCTATTTCTGTCAACAGGAATATTGGTGAAGTGGAATCGCTTGACATCTCTTCGGCGACAAAAAGCCGCTGGCTTACTGCCGGGTTATCTAATCACAAAACCATCGAGGAGATGGATTCTGAGCTGTCCGATTTGGATGGTAAGGGTTACGTCTTCGGAATGAGCTATACTGGCATCACTGGAATACGCTGGAATGGCGATCATGTCTGCGCTCCTATCATTGTGGATGATGATGGCTTTATTTCAGTTAGCTCCATCGGCCATGGCGCAACCCTTAACAAAGGTGCCCGTATGCTTCGTAAAAAGCTGTTGCCAAAGCTAAAATCTACCGTGCCGGTTGACTCTACTACCGGCTTCTTGCCAACCGGTATTATTAAATATTTTGAAGGTTTGGGAGACCAGGCTTTTGATAATATGGCGTCTGCTACTGAGATCAGTGATGGGAAAACTATCGTTGACCCTAAATCGACACTTCTAACCGGGGACAAATCTCTTAACGTTGATTTTATTTTGATTCCTACATTTTCAATCTTGAAAATTAAGGGAACGCTTAACCTTAAAATTAAACTGTAATGCCAGTAATTAACAGAAACGGAAAAGCGTACGACAGCGGAGACGTTGCCGTAACAATATTTGGAAGAAATGATTACGAAGTAACCGAAATTTCTTACAACACCGAACAGGAGCACCAGCCTAATCACAGCCTTGGTAGCAACGATGCAACTTCTTATTCGATGGGAAAAAAAACAAATTCGGCAACGATTACTTTTCGCCTTGCTTCGATGTCAGTAATCGAAAAGGCTGCAGCTGGTAATATCCTCAGAATAAAACCATTCACAATCAACGTTACATTGCTGAATGAGGATAACGATATCATCAATGATACCATTACGGCAAAATTTCAAAACCAGGGCCGCGACATTGGCGGTGATATGGATTTGAAAAAGCAATGCACCTTATTTGTATTAGGTATTGATTTTAATAACGCTTAATTAAAAGCTATGAAAAAAGAAACAGTAGAATTACCGGCAGGAGTAACTTCGGAAATGATCGCCGCCTGGAAGGAACGCTATGGCGAAAATAAAGTAAAACTGGCATTGCTGCCACTAACGGAGGATTGTAATGATTATCTTTCTGTTGTTGTCCGTGCCCCCGGGAGGAAAGAAGCCTCGGAGTTTGAAAAATGGATTGATAAAAATCCTGATAAAGCTAAAGAAATTCTTGTAAATACTTGCCTTTTAACAAACAAAGATGAAGTAAAAGCAAACGAATTTCTATTCTTTGGTGCCGCTGATGCGATTATGAATCTTTTACAAGTTCCAAAGGCTATCATAAAAAACTTATAGAGGGCTATCCCTCTATTGACGTAGTCGAGGATGAGGATAGCCTGACGAGACAGGATGCTAATTTTATAAGACGCGGGGATGCGATGATAAGTTATTTTCTGAACATCCCCTTTCCTGAAAATTTAGATGATGACACCTGGATGGAAAAGTTCCGGCAGGTTGAATGGCTTTCAGAAATGGGAATATTAGGAATCAAAAAGAAAAATGCCTCAAGTTAACATAAATACGATTTTAGCCCGCTATCAGAGCGGGTTTGGCTATGTAGCCGGTAACGTCGCCTCTGTGGTGGCTAACCGGCTATGGGCTAAGTTTGTTAACATGCCCTTATATGCTGAGCGTCTTGATGGGGGTACATCTGATGAAAGCATTGATCTTTTTCCTGTCACCGACATCCATTTTGCCGAAGCTGAGTTTAAAAACTCAAAATCCGGGAATAAATACAACTTCGGAACTGATATTGTTAGCTACGGAATTGGTAAAAAATTTCTTGCTCCACCTTTAATGCTCTCGTTTAACAGAGATAAAAATGTTTGTCGTACACCTATTGACAAGTCCGAAATAGAGGTGATTGAACATTTTGGATTAAAGCCCTGGTCAATTAAAATACAGGGAATTATTGTGGATATAGATAGTCACCAATACCCTGGCGATTTATTACATGTAATAAGTAATATGTTTTCAGAGTGGGGAACCTTTGCTGTTACCGGATCGATATTTAACGACCTTGATATCTGTGAGGTTTTTTTTGATTCCGGGTTTGAAGTCAGTTTTGTAGAAGGATATGCCGACACGGTTAAGTTTTCGGTAAATGCTATTAGCACAACACCTATTGAAATTTCAAAAGTAAACTTAAGCTGATGTTTACATACGCCGAACCCTGTGCACGTGTTAGAATCGGTAGTGATACTGAATTCTTAGAATTCAACTCCGTCAACAAAATTGTGATTGATGAGAGTGTGAAGGAGCTTGGCAATAAAGCAACCATTACCCTGCCGAAAAATTACGAAAAACTGGAGGGCAAAAGCCTGCTTGATTTACTAAAAACAGGCGATAAGGTAAAAATATGGTTAGGGTATGATGGACAGCTAAATCAGGAATTTTCCGGCTACCTGCAGGAGATCGAAAGCGAAGCGCCGCTTGTACTTCATGTTGATGATGAATTCTATCCGATGAAGCGTAACAATTTTACAAAGGCGTGGAAGTCAATTACCCTTAAGGATTTGTTAAAATATATTGCTCCTGATTTTAAAATCAGTTGCCCTGAGGTTAACTTAGGCTCTTTTCAAATTTCTGGTGCATCTACATATCGGGTTCTGTTAGCACTTCAGGAGCAATATGGCTTTTATACAAGTCTCCGCTCCGGAACACTTACTTGTTTATGGCCCTTTAAAATTGGAATGTCTGAAACGATTCACACATATACTTTTTTCACACCAACTGTGAAAAAAAGTAATTTAAAATATCATCGGGCTGAAGATGTAAAGGTGCATGTGCGCGCGACCTCGAGTCTCAGAACCGGCAAAAAAGCCATTAAATATGAAACCGGAAACCGGGAGCACGAATCAAGCCTTTATGAGATAAAGATTCCAGGCGCCACCATGGCAGAACTTAAAAAGTTTGCTGATGCTAAGTATAACCAGCTATGTTTTGATGGTTATTCCGGCTCAATTACAGGTTTTGGGATTCCATGTATACATGCAGGAGATACTTTGAAACTGGTAAACTCTGAAGAAAAAGACAAGGAGGGTAATTATCTGATTGAATCTGTAAAAATCACCTACGATGTTAACTCGCCACTTTTTGATCGTGAAAACTTCTTAACATTTAGGATATGAGTACAGAAGCTTTAGCCATATTAGCGCAAAAGGCCATTGAAAAAGGAAAGGGGGATAAAAATTTTTCCGCCGTAACTGAAGGTATTGTGGTAGCTGTTAATCGTGATACTAAAACCTGCGACGTGGAACGTGAGAATAAGCCTAAACTATTTGAAGTAAGGCTAAATGCTTTTCTTGAGTCTGGAGATAATGTAATAACTATATATCCAAAAATCGACAGTAAGGTGTTGTGTGCTATTATTGAAAACGATGTTTCAGATGCTTATGTTTTAGATTGCACAGACATTGAAGAGATTAGTGGACAGATAGGTGACGTAAAAGTAAAAATGACCGCTGATGGAATTGTTTTTAATGAAGGTAAAATAGGTGGGATGGTAAAGGCTAATGAGTTGAAAACTCAGCTTGATAAGCTGACTAAGCGTGTAGATGGTATTATTCGGGCTATTGAAAACGGCATTACAGTGCCTCAGGATGGCGGAACCTCTTTACAAAAAACCATCGTGGTTGCATTGAAATTACTAACCGATAAAGAAGAATTTGGGCAATTAGAAAATGATAAAATAAAACATTAATGGCTACAGAACTAAGAACCGATATACTGCTCGATGATGACGGCGATTTGGCTGTTTCGGCTGATGGTGATTTTGTAGTAGGGAATAGTGATGAGCAGAATGTAGAACTTCTTCTGGTTGCTACTCCTGGGCAATTTAAGCAATACCCCAGCTTAGGGATAGGATTGCAATATGAGCTAAAAAAACAGGATAACAATGCCGCTTCAATTAAGCGACGGGCGCAGGTTAACCTGACGGCTGACGGGTATAAACTTAAAGATATCTCACTTGACAAGACAGGTAACTTTAATATCGACTTTGACATAAACTATTAACAATGAAAGAAAACCTTTTATCAATAATGTGCGGCTGGATAGTATCTATTTTCGGTATGATCACCGGAATGATATGCTTTAATACGCTGCTTGAGGTGGTTATTTACGGTGCCGCCGGTGGTGCCGCCGGGTATATGGGTAAAATCATTATTTCTTCCATTCACAGAAAAATTAAAAAATTATGCTCAAAATAAAACAAGGAGATGACTGATATATCAAAACATATCACTTACGCTGAGGCTACAAAAAGCCAAACCGCTGTAAGGTATAATCTTAAAAATGTTCCTAATCAGGAGCAACTCGAAAATATGACACTGACGGCTGAAAAGATATTTGAGCCAGTAAGGGAGCATTTTGATGTTTCTATCGCTGTCACTTCTTTTTTTCGCGCACCAGCTGTGAATGCCGCCGCCGGTGGCGCAAGAAACTCGCAGCACACCACTGGCCAGGCGATAGATATCGACGCTGACGTGTTGGGTAAAATTACCAACAAACAGGTTTTTGACTATATCCGTGGAAATCTCGAATTCGATCAGTTGATTTGGGAGTTTGGTGATGATAAAAACCCTGCATGGGTTCATGTAAGTTTCAGCAAAACTGGCAATCGTAGGCAGGTTTTAAAATCGTTGAAACAAAATTATAAAACCATTTATATTCCATTTAAATGAAAGAATTCTTAAAAAAACTGGTAAGTGTATCCGACGAGGTTAGCCACAAGCGAGTGATCTCTGTCGCTTCTTTCTTGGTGCTCGCCGGAATGGTGGTTGCAAAATTCTTCAATTTACCACTTGACAACACTTTAATATATGTTTTCGCCTCACTAACGGGCGGCGAAAGTGTACTGACAGTAATTGACAATTTAAAGGAAAAATCATGAAAACACTTTTAAAACTTTTAGCACTCACAATATTAACCTTCATTATGTTTAGCTGCTCGGTAGCCAAGCATGTGAATAAAACATCATCTACTGAGATAAAGAAGACGGTAACCGATTCTTTAGCTACTCATAGCTCCAATACGAGTGAAAAAACGCTAAAGACAGATAGTT